GAAACATTCTCAAGACGATAATTATTATAGCATTGAGCGATGTAGTTGAGAGCAGGGAAAGCACCGTTGGCGGGATTAAACATTTGGACAGCAGTGATATTGCCATACGCGTCAGTGACGGGAATGGGCATAAGCACGCTAAACTTAATCCGGGGAGTGTTTCCCATACCGGCTACGCGGAGACCAGTCCTGGGGGTAGAATAACGCGGCCGATTAATTCGCTGGCCGCGACGTTTGTTAAGTTGAGTAGATGACATATTGAAGTAGTTGATCTGGGTAATTCGATTAATTGGTTGTTTGTTTCATGGTGGAGTTCCATGTCGCTGAGCTCTGCTTCGATAGCGATTTGCGCGTCGGGGGTGATGCCAAATGCCTGGTAGAAACTGAACCTACCGGCATCGCTCACCTCAGCCACACACACGCCACGAGCCATCATGCTCATGCCGGTTTCCTCCTCCACCACATGGCCACTGCCTGCGGATCGTAAAAGCATGGCGTAGAACGCCTCCAACACTGGGACTCCACTCGCAAGAGTGGCCCCACACGTGCCGATGGTGGCTAGCCAATTGCAGTATGACTGTTCACTATCCCAGGGAAGAAGTGAGGTCAAGTCCTTGGCAATGCAAGGATTGGGTTGGCGCACCATACGATACGCCCCACCGACCAACACTGGTTGTGTCTGGCAAAACAGGATGCGTACAAAAACATCCGTCGCACCATCGACCACCACCTTAAATCCCAAATCAGAACAATACTGGGTCAGCCCGCCAAACTTTGGCAGACTTGTACGTTCACAGATAATGACACAGTCATCACCGTTATTGGACAACCTAGCATCGACAGTGTTTGTGTCGAAGAAGTTCAATAACATGCTTGACATGATCAGACAGTTTCCCATTCCCGTATTGATGTCGCCAGACATGCGACACCCAACAACCGAATACTTGAGGAGTGATCCTCCAGCTCTAGCGTACCCCTTATTCTCCAATTGCCAACGAAGTAGGCGTTTTAGCTCTGGTGATTTGAAAACAGAATTATAGATGCTGTGTTCCCATTCCAGCGCATCACGGCTGACATGTTGGTCAAACCGTGAAGCGTCGATGGACACTGCAACAGGATCTAAATACTGCTCCCAATTATCACGTAGCGTATGCGCAACATCGTCGGCATTCATACCTTTAGTTATCACCTTATAACCTGACAAACTCTTAAACCCCTTACAAAGTCTGCCCTCAAACTGCTTAAGGTACCGACCGACTAAAACGTTGTATCTGGGATGACGTGGTTGTATGACACGTGGCGCGGGATCACCTTTGGTGGTGAAGTTGATTTTCTCAGCCTTCACGAAAGTGCTGACATAGGAATCCTTACGCTCTATGGCCCGTATAGCCAATGACTGAGCGGCCCGCTCATACACCTTCTGTTTGCGACCGTGATATAATGTAGGATATTCCGCTACATCAATGACGGTGGTCGGGGACAGATGGCGTAGGAGTTGACTACGAAACCCATGCAAGCTCTTCCACTTACCTACCAGAGGTTTGTGTGCCTGCACAAGC